TTCGATTTCGGTGAAAAAGTAAATAAATATTATGAACTGAAGTCCATATACGAGGATACAATTCAAGAGAAAAAAAAGAAAATTAAGAAGAATGGGACAATACTAAGATGGTCTAAAAAAGAGTTAGCCGATGCTTTCCAAAAATATACTCCAAAATGTGTAAGCTGTTTTCGTGATGTAGGGTCGGCATTCGAAAAAAAGAAAATAGACGGCGTATATCATCTCACTGCTAGATGTGGTAGTGAAGAAGAGCCGTGCCAACTACACATCGATATACAAATGGGCGACATAATGAACGTATATAAAATGAAAAAAGAGAATGAAAAATTAATGAAACAATATATTGACGAAATTATCATGATCAAAAACGACGAATTATTTAGTTTTATCAATCAAGAACTAGCAGTTGATAGATGGACAAGCGTGAATGAAAAATTAGACGATGTGGTTGAAGAATATAGAGAGGTGCTGACAATGTATCTCCAAAAAATTAATAAGTCTGAAAACACATCGCGTATAGAAGCTGCAAATAAACAACTATCTGAACTAATTGTAACAAGTAAAAAAAATATATCTAGTTTTCATTCGGCAGGTAACAGCAAGTTTATTAGAGAAACCGTCGAAATATATGTAAACGAAATATTGCCACTTATCCACGAACTCAACTCTTTACAGTATGAAATTATGACGATGGAATATGACAAAGAAACTAAACAGCATCAACTTGTTCAAAAAACTATCGCGGTTGATACGTTTCATCTTCATGGAAATACGGAAGTTATTCGATTTGAGGTAGGAAAGCAGTTTCAACCAAAAACACAAATGAATAAGGGAGAAAGGGAATCCGAGTTTAGCCAAGGACCCTTAACCGATAATATTGTAGATATGTCCATGCGAAACGCAATAGAAGTTGACGATGAAGATGATATAATTGAAGAACCCGACAAACAACTAACTTCCACTGGACAACTTCCTATGCAACCGATTACGTTACAACCGGACAATGAAGATCTTTCACTAGAAAGTGATGCAGAAAGTGACGCAGAAAGTGAAATGAGTGAGGCATCAATTGACGACGAACCACTTCCCTCTATTAAAATTGGAATGGAACTTGACAGTTCATCTAGTGATGGATATATTCCACCTCCTCCACCACTGGAAGAAGACCAAGAAGAAACTGAATAATTACATTAAATGTCATTTTCTATTATTTTCTAATTATACATATATACATACGAATATAGGTATAATTATAATAGTTGTAGATGGCGTATAAAAAAACAATGAGAGTATCGTCTAAAAAAAAATCCACAAGAAAAATAAGATCTACTGCTAGTAAACGAAAAACAAATAAGAAAAATAGTAGAACACATAAATCTAAATCTAAATCTAAATCTAAATCTAAATCTAAAAAGAATAAAAAAGCTTTTAGAAAGACAAAATCGGCCACTCATAGAAATCGAAACCAACATCAAGGCACAAAAAAATACAAGGGCGGAAGTGACCCTTCTCGTCAACCCCTAATTAATACCAATACCAATCTTCCACCCCCTACCCCTCTCCTTATAGATATGGACGAGGACGACACACATTCTATAACGGAATCTGAACTTGATGCTATGGAACTTGAGTTAGCTGACCACTCATGGGCAGAAGATACTGTAAACACAACATATGATGGTGATACTACAAGAGAAGATATCAGCGATGATGAAGGCGATGATGAAGACGATGACCCATTGAATACCGCATTCATTCTTGAGGAACCCGACGGTGAACTTTAAATAAGTAAACAAACATATATCAACAATTATGGTGGTTGATATATATTTTTGAGTATTTACATTACTGTAATAATTAAAATTAATAACTACCACCCCCTGCATTCGCTATAGTAGAACGATTACGCAACCCTGCTCCAAGTAAAGCAGTGTTACCGGGATATTTCATGTACTCGGTTGTAATAATTTCGCCTTTTTCCACGGGGGAACCGGGGGAACCGTAAGTATTTTGCGTTGTAGCATAGAAATTGAGCAGATTACCGCCACCGGTGGATAGTATGACACTTTTTCCGTCTGGATGATAATTAAAGTTCTTCAAATCTGACGAGGTATTCGTAGAAACGTATTCTCTAGGAAACATTAAATACGTTTTCTCTTTCCTTACATCATATCCGTATTTTTCTAGTTCTAGTGAGTCGACCCATATTCCAGCTGATTTATTTTCGTATAGAAATAAGTTCGTTTCAACTTCTGGATCATTTGTAGTTGTAGGCCGAACTGTTGCAAACGATATATACAGATTTTCAACGTCAGTTTCGCTATTATTAAATGTTCCGTGAACAGTATATTCTATACTTACACTTTGATTTGGGTTGGAATGTGTCAATACTCTTATAAGTTTAGCACCTATAAGATCTGCTCCAGATTTTAGACCAGGTAGCTGATATATCTCCGATTGGCTACTTAGCCCCTGTGGTGGATTTACGTTAGGAATTCTAGAACTATATCCAATACCGTAATAATTTCTTGTCAAATCCCAGGGTTGCTCCTGTCCAGGAACTGTATCACCATCAAGTTGACTGAACTTACCAATTCGTAGACCACGAATACCATACACGCTAGTAGATATAGGAGTTCCACCCGCTCTATATTCATCTACCCTTACTACAAATCTTGTTTCTGGTATTGCATATGCAACCACTGACCAGGTGAGCTGTGAAGTGGTGCTATCATCAAATATCTCCACTGCTTTTACGACTTGTTGGCCGCTAGGAAACACCGCACTGGTAATTGTGTTTCCATTTGCAAGAGTATATTTTGTTTTGTAGTTGTAACCATACACACCTGCTTCCCGGATCATTGCGTTGGTCGGTGTATCTTTAAACCATGTTCCAGTATAGTTAGAGGTAGCCAAATATGTTGCAGTTATACGATCAGTGCTGCGTTCTGTCTCAAGATCATACACAATGTCAGTTACATCAGTTTCCCCTTGTTCCGTGCCAGTTACTTTATATACTTTTGTCATATAATGATAAGTTACCGCATCGGTAGTGGCATTTATATTTATAAGTTTTCTCCACCCGTCTGCCTGCTGTCCTGTGGAAAAATCAGATGTCACAACAATAGATCCTTGTGCATTGTCTGCATATGTTTCACTTGTGCCATAATTATACCCAGTTATACTAAATCCTGGATACGCACTAAATCCGTTTTGATTATCTAATATTTCTATCATTTTCATATTCGTAAAAGCAATCAATGATTTAAACATAAATGACCCAGATGTTTTGAACTCAATATCATCCCCATTCATTCTAAAGTCAACTTTATTTGGAGCGTATATGGTTTCATATGTAAAACTCTTGTTGTTCGAGCCAGGTCCTCCTTCACCGGCTATGCTTGCATCAGCAGTATACTTAAATGATCCCTGAAGCCATCCCTGCGTTCCAGATGATAAAAACTGATCAAGGGTAGCTCCAGTTAATATAGGATTGATTGTAGTGTTTCCATAAGTATAGGTGTATGCTTTGTCGATATTCACTCCCGACTCATTAAATCCCACCGCAAGCTTATCTCTGTTTTGTGACGTGGGACCATTGTACGAATATCCGTTTAACCACGTGATATAATTTGCAAGTATTTCTTGATCTGTATCTGTCAATTGAAACTTAGGACTAAGAAGCTTGTCGAGAACCATTTGTGGGTATAATTTAAAAGAGTTGGCCGGATTTACATCAAACCAGTTTGTTAAGTACTCGATATAATATGGAGTTGTTGTGTTGTTTTCAGGTTTCATAAATACACTATCGTATCCTGTTATTTCAAACATATGTTTTGTAATTGCACTTCGCTGTAATCCATTTCTTTGAGAGTATGCCTGAACCGTGACACGTCCACTTGAATAGTCAGCTTGATGCACTCTTAAAGTTATATAGACGTGTTCGCCTTGTTTCTGTTTGTCTACAAACTCGTTTGTCGTTCCCCAGTCATTTGTTGTCCAGTAGTGAACCGTCTGTTCTGGATCTGCTTTAGACAATAAAATAAACTCGATCGGGCCTTTCAATCCGTTAACCAACTCGCTTGTATTTGTTCTATCTTGTTCTGTGGTGACTGCATTATAATAGTTTGTTTTTGTCATATTCTTAATGTCTAGGTTGGCAACATTAATATCATATGCGGTGGTTCCCGGATCTAATTTATTGTAGAATTTGTCCATAAATACTGGAGGAGGAGTTATTTCGTCGGAATAGAAGTTAACGGTGTTGCATGGAAGAGACGTATCATTTTGATTACTGGCATCGATATAATTTACACTTTTATACGGTGTTGGACAAGAAACCGCATTATTTCCTACACAACTAAACCCGAACTTATCTAAACACCCAGTTCTTCTATATATTGCATTTCGAGTGTAATCGTTCAACATAGTAGCTTTTGTGTTATATATGCGATTATAGCGTAGCTTACTATCGTTATTATAGTTTACTATTGATGACATAATATAGTATATAATAACAAAAAATATGCATACATAAAACATGTCTTATTTTATGTATGATGAAATATAATTTATGTAGCAAATGCCAACCCGCAGTTTCCAGAAGCAAAATGCAGAACGTTATACATTTCTTGAAATATAGTGAGATCGTAATTATAATCGTATAATCTCCATGTTGGTTTATTAATGCCTACAAAATCTCCCGTGTCTGGGTCGCAAATAGCCAATGATTGTGCGTGTGGATCGAGCGGTGGAACGGTAGTATTAAGTTCTAATTCTATTTTGGTGACACTTGTTAGATTTGCTGCTCCAGATGGTTGAAGTTGAAATATAGTATCATTCGACGAAAACATATAACAGTACAGCCCGTCGATCGCATCGGATCCAGTTTTTGTATATTTTTCTAAGTAATTGAAAGTTGTTTCTGGTAACAAGTTTTCTCTGTAGTTTCCATCAAATAATATTGCAGCACTTTCTAAGATTGCCTTCTGATTTTCTGGACGATAGTCCCCCGTGATATGCCATCCAGTCAGGTTTCCATTTGCATTCACGCCTGGGCCGATATAAAGTTGTTCAACCACATCACTATTAGAGTGTTTTCTAAAAATAGGATGCGTTGTATTCGATGGAGTGGTTTGTGTTTGACTAGATGCTCGGTATATTTCATAGGGTATGTAATTATACGGCCAGTTTGTTTTATTCGCCCACTCATTACGCATAAAAATATCGCTACGTTTTAAGAAAAACATGATGTTTGGTATCAGCCCTAGAGTGTCTAAATTAAACTTGACTGATCCGGCCACATTCTTTATGTTGTACTCTTTTACTTGCTTAATTAGATACTTTTGTTCTCTTTGAAAAAATACCCTTCTTTCTTCATCTGACAAAAATCCATAAGTGCACATCAAATGAACATCCGCGTTCCATAGTGTTCGAGTGTCGTCATACGAATCAGTAGTTAGTTTCACATCTGGCGGTGTTTGCAGAAACCTGTAAAACTGCATGTGGGGTTGATTGAAGTTGGGTGCAACGTACGGATAATTATGCAGATTATCAATGACATCTCTGATTTTAAATATTTGCTGTATTGGTCGAAATGTTACATGAACAAACAGTTCATTATATTGAAGGCTTGCAAGGGGGACTGCATTTTGCGATTTTAGCGAAAACCATGCATTAAGTGGAACAACAAGTTGTCTTCCGCGTATCGATGGTTCTGCCCCATTTTCACTGTCTGTATAGAATGCATTTGGGTATGTGTTTACGCGTGCTCCAGAGTTTGCAGGATCATTCATTTCTGGAACATGTCCTATCATTCTGTAAAAGAGGTCTTGTTTTTCTTTTGGGAAGTCTCTCTGAACCACAGATAAAATATATTCACCCGAATATTCTTGTAGAGTATAATTTCCGCAGGTAATGCTTACTTGTTCAATCATCATTGCTCCTAGGTAGTCAATCCATTTATACTCATATGGGATCCATCGTCCAGCATTGTCAACTGGATCTGTACTGTTTGTAGTTGGCGGCATAATAGGAGACCAAATGCTTGGCATATTTATAGACACATATGCATCCATTAAAAGGTCAGCGTGTCTTGGTATTTTAAACGACATCTTTGATTGCTCATTTAGTCTGAGGCTTTTTGATCCATTGAAATCGACCCTAAATTTTTGCATAGAAAAATCAGTGTATTTACTGTATGCAAACTTGAAGAATGATTTTGTTGGATTACCTGTTAATATATTTCCAGCCTTTCCTTTGGCTTTTAGTTGCATTAGTCCACCAGGCATAGTATATGACTAAGATGATTTTTAAACTTATTATAACTAGAGATATTAATGTATTATGTTTAATATGATTGTATATTAGATAGTTATCGTTGTCAGATTGTTTCGTTTCATTTAATTCAATTACATAACTATTCATAAATATAAATCTATTTGTACTGTAATATGGATAGTTCACAAAATACGAATGATATGTTAGGGGGTGTTATAGACAAGGTAAAAAACGTAAAGGAACAATCTATTGTCATTGTTCTTGCTATTATGATAGTAGGCATTATCGTGTCTCTGGTTATATTCTACTATAGAATTTTCACTTTAGAAGATAGAAAGTGTGATCAATACGACGAAATGTATCCATCTGTTAATTCGCATATGAGATCAATTGACAATTCAGAAAGTTTTAAGTTTATGTTTAGAGATTACTATATTAAGACGGCTGCAAATTGCTGTAGCACTGGAAAGATTAAGAACTCCATGGTATCTACATGTGGATTACGCAACGTGATAAAGGATGGTGTCCGTGGACTAGATTTTGAGATTTATTCAATGGATAATCAACCTGTTGTTGGAACATCTACTCTTGATAAATACACTGTTAAGGAAGTATATAATAGAGTATACTTTAAAGATGCCCTAGGTGTAATTATAAATTATGCATTTTCTCGGGGAAGCTGTCCAAATCCAGATGATCCAATTATCATTCATCTTCGTTTTATGAGCAATAATCGAGAGATGTATGAAAACATGGCAGACATATTCAAACAGCACGAAAATCGACTTCTTGGAAATAAGTATAACTTTGAAAATAACTACGAAAACTTTGGTGAGACACCGTTGTTACGTTTGAAACAAAAGATTGTTATTGCAGTCTGTAACACGAATAAGTTTTATAGAGATGTAAAACCATTTTACAAATATGTAAATGTCGCAAGTGGATCAATGTTTATGAGATATTTAACGAATACTCAGGTCCGCAACGTTCCTAGCGTTGAAGAATTAATTAAATATAACAAACAAAACATGTCTATTGTGATACCCGACAGAGAACTAGACAGCCCCAATCCAGGAAGTGTTGCGTCTCGAAAAATGGGGATCCAACTAGCCGCGATGCAGTATCAAAAAAATGATACATCTCTACAAGAAATAAGAGAGTTCTTTAATCGTGCAAATACTGCGTTTGTTTTAAAGCCCGAGAACTTAAGGTTTGTTCAAAAATACATTGCTGCCCCAAAGAAACAAGATCCCAAGTTGTCATTCTCTACAAGAAGTGCACATGCACAGGGAATGAAGTTCGATATTTAGATTACCGAATATTTGTATTATATATTATTTTCACTCACTAATATATACTACACAGACGTATTTATTACAAAATATGAAATCGAAACATCCTACATGCGACAGTAAGATGACTTATTCTGAATGCGAACTTACTATATTACGCAGTGCCGTAGATAAGGCGGACGAACAAAAGGGGAAACGTATAGTAAACTCGCCAGAAGTCCAACGCATGATCCAAATAGTCGAAAAGTTTTTACAAAAGAAAGAACTCATTTGCTATGGAGGAACAGCAATTAACGCACTTCTTCCAAAACAGGCACAGTTCTACAATAAAGAGACTGATTTAGCAGACTATGATTTTTTTAGCACCAACCCAGTTGAAGATTCAAAGGAATTGGCTGATATCTTTTCCAAGAATGGGTTTGACGAAGTGGAAGCAAAGTCTGGACAACATCACGGAACATACAAGGTATTCGTTAACTTTATAGGTATGGCGGATATTACCTATCTACATAAAGATATATACAAAGAACTCAAAAAAGATGCGAAGAAGGTAGATGGCATATACTACTGTCCGCCTAATTATTTGCGAATGTCGATGTATCTAGAACTGTCTCGGCCAGAAGGCGATGTTGGTCGATGGGAAAAGGTATTGAAGCGACTTACTTTATTAAACAAATATCATCCATTAAATATAACAGAATGCAAGGCAGTGGAGTTTCAACGTGCACTTTCAAAACAACACGAATACACGGAAGATGAATCTGAAAAAATATACAATACGGTAAGAAAGACCCTTATTCAAGAAGATGTGGTGTTCTTTGGTGGTTTTGCAATTTCTAGTTATTTAGATTACATGCCAGCTAGCACAAGACGTAAACTTCAGAAAATACCAGATTTTGATGTGTTTTCGGAGTCGGCAGAGACAACTGCAAGAATTGTTTATGAAAGGTTGAAAGACAAAGGTGTGAAAGGTGCGAAAGTAGTTAAAAAAGAGTGCGTTGGTGAAGTGATTTCTGCACATTATCAAGTCATTGTTGGAAATAATGATACGGTAGCGTTTATTTACGAGCCAATGGCGTGTCATAGTTACAATAAAGTGCGAATTAACAACTTGTCTGTGAAGATAGCTACCATTGATACAATGCTAAGCATGTATTTGGCATTCTTATTTTCAGGTAGAAAATACTATGATCTCAATCGTTTGTTATGTATGGCTAACTTCTTATACAAGGTTCAAGAGAGAAACAGACTGCATCAAAAAGGAGTGTTAACGAGGTTCAGTATTAATTGTTATGGATATCAGGAAACTATAGAAGATATGAGATCTGAAAAAATGAAAATGTTCGAAAAACTCAAGTCTGATCGCGGATCAAAAGAATACGAAGAATGGTTTCTAAAATACAGACCTGGTGATAAAGTGAATACTAAAAAAACTCAAAAAACAAAAACAAAAACAAAAACAAAAACAAAAAAACTTAAAACGAAAAAGACAAAAACGAAAAAAAATCAGAAAAATAAAAAGTGATTTACACGCAATAGTGCTGAATAAACAGTGTGTATATATCTTCTAAAATCAGACGCGTTGCTTTTCCTATAAAAGATGCCAATATGTCGTCTCCCATGTTTTTTGTTAAGTGCAATATCATACTTATCAAATAGCCAAATATCACGATTAACCATTGTTTCACTTTATTTTGAGCTCTCACTATCAATGGCATATTATCTTTAAAACAACACATCTGGGTTGGTATTCCTGTCATAAAAAAATTATGAACGTCAAGTGTCCCGCCTAGAACACGATGTATATTATTTGATTCGTTTTTCACACTAATCGTAGATGCAAGTGTGCCTATATTTGTGTAGTTAACAAGCGAAATACATAACATTTTTCTATCTTTCTTCTCCTTAAAAAAATAGGGTTGTTGCCCATCGATATATCTTCCATGTCTTGCAATGTTTTTATCAATGATAAAAGGAATATGGGCTGATCTTGCGATACACTCAAATACATCTTCGTTTGATTTATATACACACCGGACACGTTGCTTACATCGTTTTACATCATAATATGTTATAAAAAGACGGTTATTTAAAAGCTTATATAAGTTATCGTCGCTCACATCTGTAATTATTTGGAATATATCATTTAATACTTCAAGTGTTCCGTCTCGTTTGAATATGTCTAGTCCTCGACGATATATTTCCTCAAATAAGTCAAGACGCCCTATGATATATAACAGCGAACATATTGTGCTAATGCTGCATGCCGAAAATCTACGCAGTTTTATCATATTTTTTTCTTCCATTTCTTTCAAAAAATAGAGTATTCCTACAACATATGAACCATTAAATGCACCTCCTTCTACAATTAAATCCATATTCATTGTTTTTCCGCTGTGAAATAAATCTTTTGGCATTGTTTCAAGTAATCTTAATATGTAATTTTTTATCATTTATAAGATATTAATAGAGTGTTTATACTATACAATGTGTAGCTACCTTGTATAGTGATAAAAATGTAGGTTAAAATACTTATTGTGACAATAACTATACTAGAAATCTGTAAGTTATTGTTGTTTATTACACATAGCGTACACATAGCGTGCATTTTGTTACATAGTTTTTACTTTTTATGAGGACATGTATCGCAAGGATCTGTGAAACATTTATTCGTTTCCCTGTGTGATAGATATTCCATTTTTTGCTTTTTGATAGATTCCATACTACTGAGTTTTCTTTCACACGTACATCCATCACATGGTTGATATTTCATAGCAACATACGTTGCTCCTGCTCCAATAATTGCCCCAGCACTAATTGCTCCTAGTTGCTGTTTTGATTTTTTGTCCATTCTATGTATTATGCACAAAAAATAATTAATTCTGTAATTCATAGTTGATTTACGCGTATTTTACAACACGACGAAGAATAAATATAATAAGTGCAATAAGAATACTGTTAAACATAATACCATATGTATTTATATTGTAGTCTTCGCCGAATAAACCAGGTATAAGTCGACGTTCGTATTTTTTAAATGCTGGAAGCTGAAACAAAAAATAAATGATCATGGCTATAAGAGGGGTTTGTATTTCCTCGTAAATATCCTCAATTGCAAGCTGTTTTTCGATTGTAGTCTCTCTTTCCCTGATAATATTTTCTGTTGTTTGATAGTCTTTAATATAATCTGCGTTTTCATGTTTCGGGATATAATTTGCGGTGACTTCTACGTCAGCAGCAACCCTACTTTCATTAATTGGGATGTCGCGTGTTGGTAATTCCGTGCTTTTGGTCTTCGCCATTTTTTGTATACCAGAAACAAGTTCAGCGATTGTAGATTGTGATAACTCAAGACCTCCATTTTCTTTTTCAAGTGAAGGTTGTTGCGGAGATGGCTGGGTATTTGAAACTACACGGTTCTGTTCTGTTGCGGTTAGCTGTATGTTGCCGCCTACACTTCCACCCCCTGCAGGATCTGTCGGTAAAGAAGAAATGTTAGTTGCAGAACTCATACTATCTTATTAGATAGATTGTATGCAAGATTTACGCAAGACGACTAAATAAAATACTATAGCTACTTAATTATACTAACTTATAGTTTTCTTGATTTTTTTTTATTTTTTCTTCTTTTCGATAATGTTTTTTTTCGTTTACCTCCTGTCGTGTTTGCAGTATTTGCATTTATTTCATGAGAACGATTTATTCCTCTTGGATAGTTAGTCTGGATCCATTCGGGGGTTATTCGCGTGCGTGTAATAGGATTTGTTCGATGACGCTGTATCCACGTGCGTAAGTTTTCTCTGTCATAGCAATAATGCGTACTATCTTCAAGTTTGACAGCACGTTCATTAGATAATGGTTCGTATGAAATATGATCGATTATTATTCCATCTTCTTTATCACAATCCTGATAATCTTTGGGGTTCATCATAGGTATGGGTACATCTAACATTGCTGGTCGTAACTTTTCAAGTATACTCGCGTTCTGTCCATAACGAACCGCAATATCGTAAGCTGTAGTCCCATTGCTGTTTACCCTCATTGCATCAGCACCATATGAAAGAAGTGCATCAACAATGGGTTCTACTTCGTTAATATACGGGCTTTGTTGTGAAGTACCTACTATAGTCATAAGAGGCGTATATTCCGAGTCATCTTGTGAATCAACTTCAAATGCACCTTCCCCCATTTCAGGATTAGCAAGTGTGCGTAGTATACGCAAACGCTTTCCTATATTGTCTGCAATAACGCCCCGTGGTTCAAAAGCAAACAGTAATGATAAAGCCGTTTGTTGATAATTATTTTTCATTGATTTGTCTGCTCCAAAATATAAAAGCATTTCAATCATATACACATCAACATTTTCGCATGCTATCATAAGAGAGGTTGTTCCTGTTGGATCATCACTTGCATTTACGTCGGCGGGAACGTCGTCATGGGTTAATAATACTTCGGCAATATCATTGTATCGCATCTTTACTGCAGTCATTAGTGGCGTGTAATCATTCATTGGATTAGTTGAGTTTATATCCGCCCCCCGGCTGATCCAATACCTAATCTCATCAACGCTCGCATCAGCAACCGCCTCGTGTAACATATAATTTGCATCCGATCCCCCATTTTTACTATATTTCGTTCTAGTGTTGGTC